ATTAGCGATTTGTTCTCGGGAGGGGTCGTCTGGGCGCCGCCGCACCGGTGGGCGAAGGATGTAATTGAGGAATGTAATGACTTTCCTAGCGGGTTAAATGATGACTTAGTAGACTCAACCACGCTAGCTCTGTTAAGATTCAGGCAGGGCGGATTTATTCGTCTGCCAAATGACGAACCCGAAGACGATATACTTTACAAATATCGCAAAAAAGCAGCCTATTATTAAGGATAAATTATGGCAATAGATAAAGCAATGTACCAAGCGCCACAAGGGATTGACCAACTTGACGATGAAGAAGGCGATAATCCTGAGCTAGAAATTTCAATTGAAGACCCAGAAGCGGTAGAGATTGGGATTGACGGTCAACCAATTATGCGCATGGAAAAAGAAGAAGAGCCACCCGGCTTTGACGAAAACCTTGCTGAACTATTAGGCGACCAAGTACTTGCTACATTAGCTAGCGATTTAACCGGCGACTTTGATGCAGACGTAGCGTCGCGGAAAGATTGGATTCAAACCTATGTAGATGGTTTAGAACTATTAGGTATGAAGATTGAAGAACGTGCTGAACCTTGGGAAGGCGCTTGTGGTGTTTATCACCCACTATTATCAGAAGCTTTAGTTCGCTTCCAAGCAGAAACAATGATGGAGACTATGCCAGCGGCAGGTCCTGTTAAGACACAAATTATTGGTAAAGAAACACCAGAGAAAAAAGAAGCAGCAGATCGTGTTCAAGAGGACATGAACTATCAGATCACAGACGTGATGAAAGAATACAGACCTGAGCATGAGCGTATGTTATGGGGCTTAGGACTTGCAGGTAATGCGTTTAAGAAAGTGTACTTTGACCCAAGCTTACAACGTCAAGTATCTATGTATGTTCCTGCAGAAGATGTAGTTGTCCCCTATGGAGCTTCTAGCTTAGAGTCAGCCGAGCGTATTACACACGTGATGCGTAAGACAGCAAATGATGTACGTCGTTTGCAACATGAAGGTTTTTATAGAGACGTAGACTTAGGCGAACCAACCCAAGTAATGGATGAGGTTGAGAAAAAGATTGCTGAGAAGATGGGTTTCAAAGCAACTACAGACGACCGCTTTAAGTTATTAGAGATGCACGTAGAGCTTGACCTTGAAGGGTTTGAGCACACTGATGAAGATGGCGAACCCACTGGCATAGCGTTGCCCTATGTAGTAACGATTGAAAAGGGTACTAACACTATTTTAGCTATTCGCCGCAACTGGAGACCTGACGATGAACAACATCATAAGAGACAGCATTTTGTACATTATCCGTACGTTCCGGGCTTTGGCTTCTACGCCTTTGGCCTTATACATCTTATCGGCGCTTTTGCTAAGTCTGGTACTAGCCTTATCCGTCAACTTGTCGACGCAGGTACATTATCGAATTTGCCCGGAGGGTTTAAAACCCGTGGTATGCGTGTCAAAGGAGACGACACTCCTATCGCCCCTGGTGAGTGGCGCGACGTCGATGTGCCAGCTGGGACCATGCGTGATAATCTCTTACCTCTCCCCTACAAAGAACCAAGTCAAGTCTTATACAGTTTATTAGGAACTATCGTAGAAGAGGGTCGTAAGTTTGCTGGTTCTACAGAGTTACAAATATCTGACATGAGCGCAAATGCTCCCGTTGGAACAACTCTGGCAATTTTAGAAAGAACTTTAAAGTCCATGAGTGCGATACAAGCTCGTATCCACTATGCGATGAAACAAGAGTTCCAGCTACTTAAAGACATTATTAGAGATTACACCCCAGAAGAATACGAGTATGAGCCAATCGAAGGCTCCCGTATGGCAAAGCAGTCAGACTATGACATGGTCTTTGTTCTTCCTGTTTCTGATCCCAATGCGGCTACTATGGCGCAAAAAGTAGTACAGTATCAGGCTGCTTTACAACTGGCGCAAACTGCCCCGCAGCTATATGACTTACCAGTATTACATCGTCAAATGTTGGACGTGTTGGGAATCAAAAACTACAAAAAGCTGGTACCACTACCAGAAGACATGAAGCCACAAGATCCTGTAACGGAAAACCAAAACGTATTAATGATGAAACCGGTCAAGGCGTTTGCATACCAGAACCATCAGGCGCATATTCAAGTACATATGGCAGCTATACAAGATCCTAAGATTCAAGCTCTTTTAGCTAATAACCCAATGGCTCAGCAGTTAATGCAAGCTATGATGAGTCACGTTAATGAGCATATCGGGTTTGAGTACCGCAATCAGATTAGTCAACAAATGGGTATGCCTTTACCAGCACAAAAAGATGACCATATGGAAGGCGAGCAGGATCTTAATATGACTCCAGAAATGGAAGCTCAGTTAGCCCCATTAATGGCACAAGCAGCTTCTCAGTTGTTACAGCAAAACCAACAACAAGCTCAACAAGCCCAGGCGCAGCAGCAAGCTCAAGACCCAATCATCCAGCTGCAACAACAAGAATTGCAAATCAAGATGGCAGAGCAACAACGTAAAGCTAAGAAAGACCAAGACGACTTCCAGCTTAAGATGCAACAAATCCAACTTGAAGCAAAACGTATTGCAGCGCAGCAAGAAACTGAAGGGGCTAAGATGGCAATCCAAGCATCCCTAGCTAAGCGCAAAGAGATGGCTGACCATACGCTTGAAGGCGCAAAATTAGCTATTGATGTAGGTAAACAACGTGAGCAAAATCAGCATCTTAAGGATGTTGCAAAAATGCAAACTGATGTGCAAAAAGAATTAGCTGCGAAACAAACTGAAGCTAAACCAAAGGAGAAAACTAAATAATGGACGCCAATCAGGCACTAAATCATATAGTACGACAACTAGATGAACGGATTTTGCAACTTCAAGAAAGCTTAGCAGACGACAACTGCAAGACAATTGAAGACTACAAAAAAGTATGCGGAGAAGTAAAAGGTCTCTTTGCCGCACGAAACTTTATAACCGACCTTAATAAAACTATGGAGAACTCCGATGAGTGACCAAACGGTAGTAGATTTAAGTCAAGCAATTGACTTACGAGCAGTAATGCGAGAAGCAGAAGAGAAGGCTAAACAGCTTCCAGAGCCAAAAGGATACCGCATTTTGTGCGCAATTCCAGAGGCAGAAGAGGCTTTTGATAGTGGCATCCTTAAATCAGACGAAACTCGTAGGCATGATGAACTATTAACCACGGTACTTTTTGTGGTCAAAATGGGACCAGATTGCTACAAAGACCCAGAGCGTTTTCCGACTGGCGCGTATTGTCAAGAAGGCGATTTTGTATTAACTCGCCCCAATGCAGGTACCCGCCTTGTAATTCACGGTCGTGAGTTCCGCATTATTAATGATGATTCCGTAGAGGCTGTAGTACAAGACCCACGCGGCATCACACGTAAATTTATTTAAGGAGTGATATATGCCAGAAGAATTTAAATTCCCTGACGAAATGGAAGATCAGGGTAAACCCGTAGATGAAGTAGAGGCAGTTGAAGACGCAGAAGAATTTAGCGTTGAGATTGTTGACGATACTCCTAAAGAAGACCGCAATAGAAAGCCACTAGACCCAGAAGCTAAGGAACAACTAGAGGCTCTAGATGAGTCTGAAGAGTATTCTAAAAATGTAAAAGAGAAATTTGCCCAGTATAAAAAGGCTTGGCACGAAGAAAGACGTGCTAAAGAAGCAGCCCTACGCGAGCAACAAGAAGCCTTAAAAGCAGCGCAAGCTATTCTCGACGAAAACAAACGTTTAAAAGAAACCATTCATTATGGTGAACAGGAACTAAACGAAAGTTATAAGTCAGAAGCCGAAGCTAAACTTGACAAAGCTAAGCGTAAATACAAAGAAGCTTATGATTCTGGTGACTCTGATAGACTTTTAGAAGCACAAGAAGAGCTAATGAAAGCTCAAATTAAGCTCGATAAAGTAAAGAAGTTTAAAAATACTGTACAAAAGATTGAAAATGATGTACAAATACAACAAAGACCAGCTGTCCAACAACAGCAAATGGATCCTAAAGTTGCAGAATGGGTATCACGGAATCAGTGGTTTGTTAATCCGGCTAAAAAGTCGATGCGCAAATATGCTGAAGGTGTCCATGAAGAACTTCAAGAAAAATATGGTATGGGCTTTGTTGGTACCGATGAGTACTTTAAGTCTATAGACAAAGAAGTAAAACGTCGATTCCCGGAGGAATTTGGCGAAGTGGTAAGAAACGATGAGGACGAAAAACCTCAGCGTACGAAATTAAGTACGGTCGTAGCTCCCGCGAAGCGCAGTACATCTTCCAAAAAGATTGTATTAACCAAAACGCAGGTGGCTTTGTCAAAGAAACTTGGCTTATCCCCTGAGCAGTACGCCCGTGAACTTAGCAAATTGGAGGCCTAAAAATGGCAACAAATAGATTAAAACGTGAGATGGAAAACCGTGAAATTACAGAGCGTCCTAAGCAGTGGATGCCACCTGAACTTTTACCTGAGCCTGATAAACAAGCTGGTTTTGCATATCGCTGGATTCGTGTATCCATGTTGAACAATTCTGATCCCCGCAATATTTCAGCGAAATTTCGTGAGGGTTGGGAGCCAGTCCATGTAGACGAACAACCAAAATATAAACTGCTAGCCGCTCGTGAAGGTCAATATAAAGACAATATCGAAATTGGCGGGTTATTACTCTGCAAGATTCCAGAGGAGATGGTGAAAGCAAGACAAGATTATGAGAATAATCAAACACAATCTCAAGCAGAAGCTGTAGATAATAATTTAATGCGTCAAAGTGACTCTAGAATGCCGATCTTTATGGAGCGGAAGTCTACTGTTACATTTGGAAGTGGTTCTCAATAATTTTTAGGAGATTTAAATGGCTTATCCTACAGTATCAGCCCCTTACGGGCTAAAGCCAGTTAACCTAATTGGTGGTCGTGTATTTGCTGGTTCTACCCGCATGTTCCCTATCACTAACGGCTATTCAACCAGCCTTTACAACGGTGACGTTGTTCAATTAGGTGCTTCTGGTGCAACACAAGGTACACTAATTGCTTCTACCCTTAATCCAACAACGGGTACTGCAACTGGTGGTTCTATTGGTATTTTTGTTGGTTGTGAATATTCCACAACCGGTGGTCCAATCTACGGCAAAAACCGTTATCAGTACTGGAATGCTTCTACAAGCGCCCCCGATGCTATCGGCTATGTTGTTGATGATCCTCAAGCAGTTTTCCAAACAGTAGTATTGGCAAATGGCACTTCTAACTCAAGCACTATTCAATACATTAACCCATCTTTTATTGGTTCTAATGCTTATTATTTAGGCGCTCTTAACAGCAACACTGGTTCTACAACTACTGGTGACTCCGCTGCTGGTATTGCTATTGCTACTACCGCTATTGGTACTGGCGTTTTAAGTCCAAACGTTGCTGCTGCTCCATTCCGTATTGTTCAGCTCGTTACAGCATCTGCTGTTACCGTAACAGGTAATGGTACAACTTCAAGCACAACCTTGACTTTGTCTGCTGCTAACTCAGCTATTCAACCTGGTATGGCAGTTTCAGGTCCTGGCATCAACGCCGGTTCTAACACTTGGGTTACCCAAGTAAACGGCACTGCTGTTACGTTGAGCGCTGCAGTTACAACTGCACAATCAACCGCTGCACAGTTTTCATTCACCGGCTATCCAGAAGCATTAGTAACATGGAACTTTGGTTATCAGAGTTACATGAATGCCACTGGTATTTAATTAGGAGCTAAATAATGGCTATTTCACGCGCACAACTACTGAAAGAGTTGCTCCCCGGTCTGAACGCTTTGTTTGGATTAGAGTATGCTCGCTATGGCGAAGAACACAAAGAGATCTATGAAACTGAAACCTCTGAGCGTTCTTTTGAAGAAGAAACAAAACTATCCGGCTTTAGTGCTGCACCAGTCAAAAACGAGGGCCAAGCCATCGCCTATGACAACGCACAAGAAGCATGGACTGCACGTTACAACCACGAAACTATCGCCCTTGGCTTTAGCTTGACAGAAGAGGCAATCGAGGACAACCTCTATGATTCTTTATCTGCTCGCTACACCAAAGGCTTAGCTCGTGCTATGGCTTACACCAAACAGGTTAAAGCT